CATTTGTAGTTAAATAATTTGCATAAGGAATTCTGCCAGCCCTCGTTGGGAACTGGATTCTCATGCTTGCGAAACTCAACGCATTTCTTATGCCAGCCTCTGCCGGTAGTGCAGTTTTTAAAGCGGGATCATCATTAAAAAGATTCTCTTCTAAAGAATCTACTACCCTGCCTAATAAATTTGCGCCTGCATTGGATAAACTAATCGCCATATTATAATTATCTACCTATTAAAAAAAACAAAACAATACATATCTCTTACCTAGAAATATTCTTAATTTGGCTTGCCAATTTTGTAACAGACTTCTTTAGATCTAACAACATTTGTCTAGACTCTGGTCGCAAGCCACCTCGTGACAACGCCTCGTCTAATTGGACAATGACCGTGGCGATTGCGCCAGCGGTTTTTGCTAAAGTCTCTGCGCTTGTGCCTGCAATTTTACTAATGTCGCCTGATAATTTCCCCAGCGCAGCCGATGCCTGATTTGCTGCCGTCGTTAAGCTTGCAGTTGATGAAATCCCTAGAGCCTTAATTTGTTGCATTTCGATTCTGGCTTGTCTTACTCGTGCTGCCTCTGCCTCAATTCTAGTTCTTTCTGCTAGAGTGGCTGCACGTCGGCGGGCTGCGTCAAGGGCAGTGTTGGGATCTGTTGTTGGTTTTAAGTCTGCTTCAGTTATTCTTCTTTCTGACAAAATTGCACGAATTGCTTGTGGACCAAGGCGACCAAAAGCTGTGCCCTGCAATGCAAAAGCCGCTGCGCGTCTAACATTTGCGTCCATCCCCGGGGCTGCTCTGTTGAGAGCAAAAGCAATTTTTCTAAATGCTGCAAATCTTTTAGTGAGGTCTGTCTCTAATAATCCAGATGTATCAACACCAAAAATATTTAATTCCGTCAAAATTTTACTGAGTCTTGCACGTTCACGCTGCCTATCTTGAATTGTAAATGTGCTGTCTAATAAAGCGCTAAATTTTTCACCAGCAACTCCAAACCTTCTTCCCAAAGTCTCAGATTCAACTGCCAAATCTTTTATTTGTCTCTTCGATGCTGCGAACACTGACTGGCTATTTAGCAAATTTTGAGCTAAAACCATTAATGTCTCAGGCGGTCTCTTTAATGCGACAGACAATCCGATCAACTCATCTTGAAATGCGCGGGAAGACTTAGCCCCCATGTTAGTTTGGAAAGAAAAATCTTTAACAAATTTAACTAATTTTGATTTCTCTACCAAATTTGTATTTTTTGCGATGCTCTCTGTTAAACCATCTATTGCCTCTTCTTGTACAATGCCAGATTGTTCAAAAGCTTTTGTAAGTTCAAACAAAGTTCCTTTTATGTTTTCATTTGTTATTGCAAAGCCCTTCCCGGCTTCGTTAAGGTTTTGAAAACTTTTAAAGAGAGCGTCAATTCTTTTATCAAACTCTCCAAGTTGACCCAAATCAACTACAGCAGCCTTTTGTAACTTTTGAATTTCACTAAAAAGTCCCGTGAACGCAAGTGTGCTATTTTTAAGATCGGTACTAAGCACGTTGGCAGATGTAACCAGCGCTTGATATTGAGCATACGCACTACCAACCTCTTTTGTTGCATCGGTCAGTTGTTTAATTTGTCGAACTAGTTCTGTTGACATTATTCAGCTTCCTCATTCTCTTGATTTAAAGAGACGAACAATGAAAAAATCCAATCTCTTTTTTTTATCGGCAAAGTAGTAATTTCAGAGTACCTCCATCCAGTATTGGATGACAAAACCATTATATTTTCGTACAGTCCTTGAATATAATTAGAATTCAGGGAAAAAAAAGTTCGCCTGAAAGGGCATACCCCCTTCCTGCTCTTTTTGACAACTTGGGCAGGTGGCGGTAAAAGTTGTATCTATATCTGGTAAGCTCTTAGAGTAGCAAGCAGTTAAGTATCTAGAATCTTTAATTTTTAAATTTTTAATTAAACTAGACTTTTCTTGTGGATCTAGGCTTCCGTCCACACTAACAATTATTCTTTTATAGAACTCGTCAAGGAAGTTTGTCTTAATATCCATCTTTTTCATCTTATCAACAGATCTTTCTATTGATGCAATATCAGCAGGCAATAAAACCTTATACTCAACAGTTTTTTTAGATTTTGGCAATTCAACAATTAAAGTGCCATGATCTGTTTTTTCAATTGTTGACTCTTTTACATTATCTAGCACCTTCTCCAGACTAATTGTGTGTTCTATTTTAGCACCACACGCCTCACAATCAAGCAATACTGGATACTCTTCATCATAAGCATCGATTCTAGTTGCTATTAGAATAGCTAATTGGTCTGCATTAAAAATTTCTTTTGGATTGAAATTTGGCTCTAAAACAATGTTTTCAAGAAGCTTATCAATCACAACCTCATTCTGAATATATGAGGTGTTGGTCAAAATTTCTTCTTCTTTTGTTGTAAGCATTTTTACTTCGATTTTTTCTTTATTATAAAAAGGATGCTCTTCAGGATAAAAAGCCCCCTTCGTTGGCAACTCAACAAAAAAAGTTGCCCCGTTTAGATTATGGGTTACTTTATTATCACCCATATCAAATTGTTTCATTATTCACCTCTTAATAAGTTTTTTCTCTGCCTGCTGAGTTCGTATAAGTTAAGTCTGCCCAGTCATATGTTAATGTTAAAGATGCTCCGATTAATGACGCACCTGAGTACTTTAAGCCATCAAATGATATTTTAGATACAAACGCATTATATAACTTCCACGTTTCGTAAACAACTCCATCAGGATCGATTGTTTCTATTTTAACAGTTCCTATAGATTCTATTAACTGTTTTTTATTCATATCTTTTGGTTTAACACCGGGACTAACCCTATCTGGATTATCGTAGCTTAATTTTTTATATGTATTTAAAATTTTACCAGCGATTGTATCCTCTTGCAGAGAATCAAAACTCTCAACAAGTCTAAAAGTCACATCATTCCAAGTGACAACCCCAGAAGGTTGTTTGAACTTCCAATTTAATAGTTGATATTCTTTTGGAGACCCAAACGATGGCGTAGGTCTTGACACCTCAGACACCATAGCAAAAGGAATATCGTTTATTCTCAAAATAAAACGAAAATTACTCTGAAGGCTTTTTCTTACTCTATCTGTATAATTTGTATCGGACATTTATAGTAATTATGTCAAATATTAATTTTGATTAATTTCTGTAATATCTAAAGTTGCATAATCATAACTAAACTTCAAAGTAACAGTGTTGATGCTATTGCCACTGTACTGTAATTTTGAATAATTAATATCTGAAATAAAAGAGTTAAACAACTTCCAAGTTTCGATTTCATTACCATCCGAATCTAAAACTTTAACTGAAATATTACCAAAGTTTCCATTCACAAATCTTTCTTTAGAGAAAGTCGTTCTCCAACCCTCGTTCTCATTGTTCCATGTAGATGGTGTAGCGTAACCTGCTTTCTTAACAGCATCTAAAACAACACCGGATACGTCTGGATCAATTGGCTCTACCAAAGTAACGCTGATGTCAGACCATTGTAGCTTGCCGGGAAATTTAAATTGATGTCCTAAAAACTCATGGTTTACTGTCCCTGCAAAATTTGGGTTAGGTCTATCACAATCAGTGACAACCCAAGCAGGAATATCTCCCAAAGTTAAGATAAATTTAAACTGTCTCTTTGGTTCTACCTTTACTGATGCCCATGGTGGAATTGGTGATGCTTTATTTGGCATTGTTATTCTCCTACTCTCCTATTAATTAGTTTAATCCTCAAAAGATGCACCCGTATTACTGATGATAAAGTCTACAGCGACAAACTCAATTGTGCGAGTTGGCTTTAAGTAAACCTTGGCATACAAAATATTTCTGTCAACAAGGTCTGCTGTTGTCGTTGTTTCATCAAGAACCAACTTGTACTCATCTAGTCCAAACCTTGCCTGCACATCTGATAAGAAAGGCTCTGCCTGCCCAATAAATCTGGACCATGTGGCACGGACATTTGGCTCAAACAAAATACCAGAAGCAATGTTAGAAATTCCCTTCTTAATAAAGATGAGCAACCTACGAACGTTAATTCTATCTAGCGCACTTCTTGTAACCTGCAAAGTCTTCTGACCAAAAATTACAATACCTTCATTTGGGAACGATGCAATCGGATTAATATTTGCATCATAAAGAAGATCTCTATCCTGAGATGTTAATTTTTCAGTTACGTTGACAACTGGTAGACCAGCGATGCCGCTTGACAAGCCGCCACGGTTGAAACCTGCTGGTGCGAACCAAGGCGCTCTAATTCTATCTGTGTAGGACATGGCACCGATGCCTGCTACAGAGGCTGGCATGTAGACCAATTGTCCCTTCAGAGTATCCCTTACCTGAACGAAGGGGTAGTAAGCGCAACCATAACTTGAATTAATCTGACGATCTTTTAAGTTGGTGATTGTTTGACTTAGATTTGGATAGGTTTTTCCTTCATTGCCCTCGTGGGCTGGTTGGAAGTCACCCTTTAAATCAATAACCGCCAAAGCGTCTGCTCTAGATTCTGCCGTATTAACCAAGTGAGTTGTTAATTGTTCGTTTGTAATGCCGGGGACTGATACTAAGTTATAAGGAACAAACTCAGGGTCTCTTGCAATATCAATGGCTTCCTTTACAGAGTTGTAAGCATAATTGGCGGTCTCAGAGTTCCCACCATCATCTAGATATGTATTTCTAAACGGATCTTTCTCTGTAATATCGAGACCGTCTGATCCACCATACAGTGGCATCGTAAAGCGATCAACACCGTAATCAATTACGCTCTTAAAATCGTTTGAGCCAACTGATGAAAGAGAAGTTCCCGCTGCTCTTGAACCTGACACCCAAGTCAACAATCCACTAGAAGAACCTGATACAATTTCATCAAGAGTAAAGATGAATTGACGCGCAGTCTGATCTGAAGTGTTAAGTTGGCTTGAAAGCCCGTCCGATTTATTTCTATTTAAATCTGCAAAGTCGCGGTTAAATTT